CCCGGGCTATGACCACGTCTGTATCGCAGACAACAAGGACCGGGCCGAGTACCTGCACCGCCGCGTGCACATGGTGCATCAGAACTGGCCTGGGGTTGTGCGGGCACCGACCGTACCCAACCGAGAAGTCCGGCAGCTGTCGTTCCAGCATGGCGGGAAGATGCGTGTCCTGTCTGGCGAGACAGGGGCTGTCGGCATCGGCCAGTCGCCGGACAACTTCCACGGCTCCGAGTTGCCGTACTGGCGGGATGCCGGTGGGCAGTTCTCAATGATTTACCCGTCCATGATTAACCGGGACCACGCCCACATCCTGCTGGAGTCCACCCCCGCGCCGATGTCCATGCCCTCGGCGGACTGGTGGAAGGACCAGTGCCGCAACGCCAAGCGGGGCTACGGTCGCTGGGTGTACGCGTTCTTCCCGTTCTGGGACGGCAAGCTCAACATGCGTGCGTGGCCGAAGAACAGCGCGCTGACTCTCGAAGAAACCAAGCTGCTCGAACGCTACGGCCACCTCGGGCTAAAGAAGCAGCACCTGTCGTTCCGCCGTCTAATGATGGAGACAGACGACGAGATTCGCCGCAACCCTGACCTGTTCAAGGTGTACTACCCGTTTGACGACGTGTCGTGCTGGGTGGCGACAGCGGGCTGCGTCTTCCGGCCTGACGTGCTGAAGAAGCACGAGGAGTCAACGCTGTGTGAGTGGAAGGCGCCGTACATGGAGTACGAGCAGCCAGAGCCGGGAGCGGTCTACGTCATCGGCGCTGACCCTGCGGGCTACGCCTCGCGGGACCACGCTGCGTTCCAGGTCTTCAAGGTCTTCGACAACGAGTGGACGCAGGTGGCCTGCTTCGGCGACACGACGGACCCGGTCGACTTCGCCAAGCGTCTGAACAAGGTGGGGCGCAAGTACAACAATGCCTTGCTCGGTGTCGAGTCGAACGGCGTCGGTGTAGCCACGCTCGCACTGCTCGAAGAGATGTCCTACCCGAACTTGTATTACGAGAAGGCGTACAAGCCTGGCATCGCTGCCACCTCGAAGTCTGTCCCGCAGATGCTATCCTACCTTCAGGATGCGCTGATGGACTGCATGGTGCTCAACGACGCGGACACGGTAGGCCAGCTGGGCTCCTACCGCGAAGACAAGTCGACCGAGCGGTCGGCATCTTCTGAACTGCTCAACGCAACGAGCAAGGGCAGGCGGCGTGACCGACATCACTGGGACAAGGTGTCTGCTCTACAGCTGGCTTGTGTGGTCGCGAGGGCTGCGCCGCGCAGATACAAGCAGGACCAGAAGCCAGCAGAACTGGACAATGTCGTGCTGTTCCGTGACATGACGTACGAGCAGTTGCAGGAATATCGGAAAGCTGGTAACAAGTCGAACAAGCGGCGTGTGCGAGCACGTTATCCCCGCAGGAGGCGGTGATGGCAGAGTCTGAAAAGACAGAAGTTCTCGAAGATGACCCCGCAGCAATCAGAGCACGCGCTCAAGAGAAGATTCAGCAAGCGCCTTCTGTCGTGAAGATGCGGCAGATGCGAGAAGCTGCTGCGGAAAAGGCTCTTGCCGAGGAGCGGGCAGAGAAGGAAGAGCGCACTGCGCGGGTCCAGCTAGACCGTATTCGGCGCAAGGAATTGGACAGACTGCAAGAAGAAAAGGCAGTAGAGCTAGGACTTTCTCCCGACGCTTCGCATCGAGAGCTTTACGAAGCCCTCGTACGCGACTACCAGGAAAAGTTCAAGACTGACCCGCCAACAGACCCTCTCGGCAAGATATTCTACAGAGTCAGTGATGCACCAGCGTCCGATGCAGCTTTCAAAGAGTTGAAGCGGCTAGAGGAACAGGCTCTCGCTGAAGCCGAAGGGATTAGGCAGCAGGAACTGATGGATTCACGACGTAGGCGGTAGCTGTGGGACTGACCCAGAAGCAAATCCAGGGCATCATCAAGACCCACCGCGCCAAGTCTCGCATCGAGCGCCGCGACTGGGACCGCTGGCGGTCGTGGTACGTCGCCGAGTACTGGGGCGCGGACTCTGACCGTCCGTCAGGCTCGACGGAGATTCTGGAAGAGGAGGACATTAACTTCCAGACCAACTACCCGTACGCCTACATCGACACGATGATCGCGAATGTCTGTCCGCAGAACCCGCAGGTCACCGTCATGGCTAGGCAGAAGCCCCTGCAGCCTGCCGCACAGTTCCGCGAAGCGCTCATCAATGATTGCTTTCAGCGGAACAACATGCACGCTACGCTGTGGAAGACGGCGACCAACGCGTCCATCTGCGGTCGGGGCTTCACCAAGGCGGTGTGGGACTTCAAGCGGGAGTCCGTGCAAATCTTCGACGTGGACCCACGTGCCATCTTCTTCGACATGTCGGCGAAGAAGTTCGACGACATCCGGTACCTGGTGGAGACGACCGTTCTCACCAGAGAGGAGTTCAAGGCACGCTCGGAGCCTCGGAGCGATGGGCGTCCGTCGCAGTACGACCCGGCAGTTGCGAAGAAGGCGTACTACGGGGGCTACCCGACGTGGCTCAAGGACTACGTTCGCGACCGCGCGATGGTGAACGAGGCCAGCCTTGAGGTCTACAAGTGGGTGACCGTCTACGAAGTCTACGACTTCGAGTCGGACAAGTATTACCACATCCTTGAGGACATCGAAGACCCGCTCTTCGAGGGCGAGTTGCCCTACCGCTACGTCCGCAACCCGTTCTCGCTGGTCACGTTCAACGAGAACATGACGGACCTCGGCGGGTTGTCAGACATCAAGCTCATCGCTTCCTCGCAGGAACGTCTCAACGAGATTGACACGCTCGAACTGTGGCACGCCCACACCTCGACGCCTGTGATGATGGTGAACACCGCGCTGGTCGACAACCCCGAAGCCCTGATGAGCGCGCTGCGGGAAGCTAACCAGCCGGGCTCGATGATTAACGTCGAGGGCAAGGCCAACGCACCGCTGCGTGACATCATCGGCCAGACGCCTGTGCCGAGCTTCAGCCCCGAGTTCCGTGAGATGCGGGACCGCTGCAACACGGGCATCGAGTTCATCCTGGGCATCCCGCAGTACAGCCGTGGTGTCGTCGGTGTGGCTGACGTTGCTACCGAGGTGGCACTGGCTGACACGGCCACGCGTACCCGCAACGGTCGCCGCATCAAGATGATCGAAGACTGTGTCGACAACAACTCCCAGAAGGTTGTGGGGCTCTACGAAGAGTTTCTGCCGCCCAACACGGTGCTGCCCATCCGGCTCACGGACAGCCAGGAAGTGCTCCAGGTGACGCGGCAGACGCTGGCCATGCGGCCCCGGCGCAACCCCGCCGAGAAGCCTCTGGACTTCGACTACATCGCCATCCCGTACAGTCCGACCGAAAACCACCGACTCGTGCAGCTTCAGAAGCTCCAGCAGTACATGCCGCTGCTTCTCGAAAGCCCTGCGGTGGACAAGACCAAGCTCATTAACAAGCTGCTTGACCTGCTCGGGATGCGTGACATTCTAGCCCCCCCAGGTCAGCAGCAGGCACCGCCCCCGGAAGAGGGACAGGCACCGGCTGGTCCGCTCCCACCCGCTCCTCCCGAGGAGGAAACGGTAGGAGCCCGCATGGGCGAGGACAACATCGTAGCCGGGGGGCTTCCTCCTGGCATCGAGCTACCGAAGCCAGTGACGCCTCTGGGTGGTCCCGGCTTCCCAGGGAGTAAGAAATGAGGCGTACAAAGAAGGCCCCAGCTCTGAAGAACGGGAAGCCGCGTAACTACAAGAAGGAGTACGCCGACTTCCACGGGAAGCCTGAGCAGATTGCTCTGCGCTCTGCGCGGAACCAGGCACGGAAGAACGCGGAGACAGCCCTGGGCATGGAACTGCCGACAGGCATCGAGGTCGACCACAAGCAGGCCCTGTCTAATGGGGGCTCGAACAACCTGGCCAACCTCGAACTGATGCCGCGCTACATGAACCGCCGCAAGGCAGCGTCGGGCTACAACCCGCTTCGCCGCCGCCAGCAGGCAGTACCCCTTCAGCCGCTCGACCTGGAGACGGCTCTGATGGCTCTTCGCGACTACGGGCTTGTCTGATGCCTCTGTACGACTTCCGCTGCAACGGTGGCTGCGGCTACTTCACCGACATGTTCATCCCGCTGGCCAAGGTCGACAACGCAGTCTGTCCCGAGTGCCACAGTTCCATCACCATCCGGATTGGGGCGGTGATGACGGTGGGGCCGATGCCGTCCAAGCCCCTCAAGGTGGGCCAGATTGGGCGCACGTTCGAGTCTGCGTCCGAGCTTCGCGAGTACAAGAAGCAGAACCCAGGCTGGGATATGATGAGTGCCGACTCTACGTCGTGGCGAAAGCACGTAGATACGGTCCGAGAGAAGGCAGAAAGTACTGCCAAGCGACGCGGCTACCGTGACCTGGCCCAGCAGCACGAGAAGCGTCGGGTAGAGAAGGCAAAGCAACGGGGAGAGATTGACAACAAAGTTTTCGTCTAGTACACACGTCCTAGAGAGCCGTCTATGCCAATGATGAACGAACTACTGCGTGACCTGAAGGAAGACCCGCCTGCCTCCGAGGCAGACCTGCGGGAACTTCTGGACGAGCACGGGTACGACTTGGTCATGAAGACGGACTACGACGAAGACGAGGACGACGAGGACGACGAGGGCGAAGAGTACGACGGCAAGCCCAAGTCTGTCTTCGAGAAAGGCAAGTCTCCCCGAGCCCAGCTCGCAGTGTTCCGCATTACGGCTGCTCGTAATGCTGACGGAAAGGAGGCTTGATGGAGTCCGAGGAAACCGAGGCGCCTGTCGAGGCAGCGCCGGAAGCAGCAGCTGCTCCTGTCGAGGGTAGTGCATCTGAATCCGAAGTTCGTGAAGAGACATCGGAGCAGCCTGCTGCTTTTCCCTCCGCAGACGAGTTCGGATGGGACGACTGGAAAGGTGAGGTCGACAACCTCCCGGAGCAAGTCCGGGGCTGGGCCACGCCGATGCAGACGTACTACCAGAAGTGGGCCGACGACAAGGCCGCTTCGATGGTGGACGATGCCAAGTCCCTGAAGGAGTTGTACAACTCGCTCCTAGAGGGCAAGGAAGACCCACGCGTCGCCGAGTACGCTTCCAAGATCAAAGAGCTTGAAGAGGCGCAAGGTACGGCGACGACCGAGTGGGAGTCCAAGTACGGCGAGTTGGAGAAGACGTACAAGGACTACCAGTCCAATGTCGAGGCCACGATTGAGCGCGAGGCCGAGCAGTACGCCAAGTGGTTCAAGTCCGAGAACGCCGACCTGTTCGAGGACGACAACCTGGCTGCTACGTTCGTCGCGCTTCTCGACGAGGGCTGGGAGATGGAGACGGCGGCTACGGCGGCGCGTCTCCCTGCTGCCGCGCTGAATGCAGCACGGCAGGCCAAGGCGGACGGTGTTCCTGACGAATACGCGTTGCGCCTATCAGGAGGGGCGGAGAGCCCTTCAGCCCCGCGACCAGGGGCCTCGCTCACGTCTGGGGCTACTTCCCAGGCGCGTTCGAGCGAACAGATGGCCCTGCCTGATAAGGTGGAAGCCACCTCGTTCAAGGATCTTCGTTCGCAAGCTGCACGCTTCGCACTCAACCCACGTAAGAGGGGGCGGTAATGCCTATCTCTCCTGACGTTCTGGCGACTGCTCTCGACGAGTTGATGCCGGCGTACTCTGAGCTGTTCGTCAAGTGGCACCCGCTGCTCGACAAGGTACTCGATGGCGGAAACATGGATCGCGCGGCCCTGAAGGGTCCGCGTCGTGAGTTCGCGGTCGTCACTGGCGGTCCTGGTACCGTCACGCACGTCAACACCGGTTCCGAGATCATCGCCGGTGGCCGTTCGCAGAACGCGCATCGCGGTCAGGTCGTCGCTCCGCGACTGATCTACGCGTTCGACGTTCCTGGCAAGGACCTGGCTGAGGCCAACGGCGAGATGGACCTCGCCCGCATCCTCCAGCACTACCCGGAGTTGGCCCTGGCCGACTTCCACGAGCGCATCGCCAAGCAGATGGGCACGGGCAACGGCTCGGGCGTTGGCTCGTTCTGTACCTTCAACGGCAACGTGAAGTTCAACCCGGACGGCACTGCCCGCGACGGCTTCTTCTCGTTCCGCGCGGCTGCCAGCCAGCAGAACAAGGTCCACGACCTCAACAGTCAGGGCGCCACGTCGGATGCTATCGACGGCTGGTTCAACCAGTACGAGGACATCACGTCCTTCGCTGTCGACGGTCGTGCGCAGATGCGCAAGGCGTACTTCGCCGCTTCCCGCGAGGGCAAGACGCTCGGCGATGTCGACCTGATGATCGGCGACGAGCAGTCCTACCTCAACTACATCGAGGACCTGGACGACCAGGTGCGCGTCACCAAGGTCGAGGGCGACAAGGCCCCCGGTCAGGTTCGTCAGGGCGTGAAGTTCCTCAACGCGGACTTCTACCTCGACGACGCCATCGACATCGCGGCTGCCACGTTCGCTTCTGGCGGCACCGGCGCTGCTGGTACGGCAACGACGGACGCGGCCCTGGCGGCCACGGCTGACGGTGTCATCTACGGGTTCAAGACCCCGTGCTGGTACTCCTTCACCCTGGGCCACGACGCGTCCAAGGAGACGAAGGGTGACTTCGCCGTTCGCGGTCCGTTCCGTATCCCGGACCAGGACCTCTACCGCTACGAAATCGTCCTGATGATGGGTCTTCACACGAACCAGCGTCGGGCCAACTTCGCCATCACCGGCGCAGCCACGCCGTAGGAGGCCATCATGGGATTCACCGCAGCGGGCATTAGCCCGACTACTGTGACTACAACGCAGCAGTGCCCTCTGGGCTTCGTTCTCACTGCACCTTGTTCTACGGCTGATGCCGGGATGTGTGAGTGGGTCTACGTCTTCAACGATGCGGCCAGCGACGACTTCGCTGTGGGCACCATCGTGTTCCGTGACCCAAGTGCGACTACCCAGGACTGGTACGGCGCACTGCCGACAGGCTCTGGCACGGTCGTCTCGCGTCCGTACGTCATCGGAGTCGCGCAGCACGCCATCCCAGCGGGCTCGTACGGCTTTGTCCTGAAGAGGGGCGTCGGGCTGATTCTTTCGGGATCAGCTGGAGTCGCTGTGGACACGGAGTTCACGAGCGGGGGCGACGCAATCGGGGCCGCCGTTGCTGTAGTTGCGGACGCTGATGCTACTGTTGACACCCACAATGCCGTCATCGGCCACGTGGCAACAGCCATCGGCGCATCGACGACAGGCACTGCGTTCATCGACTGCGCGGGCTGATTGATGGCCGTCACCTCTGCGAGCGTCGCTGCAAACCCTGAAGTCCGGCTCGGGACAGTTCTCACCGTAGAACTGCTCGACCAGGGCACGCAGGAGTGGATTTACGTCCACAATGCAGGGTCGACTGACTTCGCGGAGGGGGAGGTCGTCATGCGTGACACCACTTCGAGGACTTACGAAGTGGTGCACACGCCAGCCGCCAGCATCACTCTGGGTATGCGCGTGGTGGGCATCGCTCAACACGCCATCCCAGCGGACCAGTACGGCTTCGTTCTCAAGCGGGGTATCGGCAAGGTCCTTGTCGGCTCGGGCGCAGGCGTGTCCGATGTCGACAGCTTGACTTCAGGCGGGGTCGAAGTAGGCTCTGTCTTGGTCAAGGCAAACTCGGCGACGGCGGCGGCAAGTACCATCGCCCTCGCCGTGCAGGCCATCGCGGCCAGCGGTAAGGGGTTTGCGTTCATCGACTGCCGGGGGTGATAGATGAACTTGGCAGAGATTCGCGAAGCAATGTTCGCGCAAGCGGACTGGTCCCCCGAGCAGTCGCCCGAAGCGACCAAGCGCATCACGGGCTTCATCAATCGCGCGTACAACCAGATTGCGCGTGAGGCTCCGTACCTGTTCTTCGAGGACACCCTGCGGGCCACGACCGAGCCTGACGTGAAGTCTGCTTCGGCTGACGACACAATCCGGGCGCTGGGGGACAACGCACTTGCTTCAACGGCCCCCGACCCGTGGACGTTCGTAACGACGTACACGAAGACGACGGCTGATGCAAACACCGATGGCAGCTACACCACGACATGGAAGACGGACAGGTCGTGGGACGGGCGGGTGATTGAGATCACCACAGACACGCACATTGTACGCAACCAGATACGCACTATCTGGTTCGACAGCGCAGTCGACAAGTGGAAGATGACCCTCGTACACCCGTTTGACCTGGAGACGCACGGGGAACGCCCGCTCGCCGCCTCGGGCTTCAAGTGGCGCATCTACACCGAAGACTACGCCCTGCCCGATGACCTCATCACCATGCGCTCGATGCGGCTGTTCAACAACACGCAGCAGTACCCGCTTGACGTGATGGGGCAGGACGAGGCCGAGCAGCGTACGCTCGTCGGACCTCGTGGACAGGTTGCGGCTGGCATCCCCCGGTTGGCGTTCCGCCGCGAGCACTTCCAACTCGAAGGACCTGGCAGGGCTCCGCGCGTCGAGGCTCCTACCACCACCACGTGGAAGGGACCAGAGCCCCCCGGTGAGTTTGAGTACATCGTCACGTACACGTGGGGTAAGCGGGACGCAGACTTCCGCCTACCAGGGCTGGCCAAGTGGGACTCGTACGCAAAGAACTGGTTCAACACGGGCCAGACCATTGCGTCTACGCCCAACGACGAGGTGGCCGACAACCGCATCCGAGAGCCCCGCTACGAGTCAGCGCCGAGCCCGGTGTCCGCTAAGATTGCGGTTGCCGAAATGGTCAACGAAGGGCGCTACACCGGTATCGTGGTCACCGTGCCCAACATCGAGTACGTCCTGGGCTTCCAGACACGCCTGACGACGACGGCCGCAGCGGACTACGGGGCTACCGGTGTGAGGGTGTCCGAGAACCAGTCAGGCATTCACGTACGCATCTACCGCCGACGTGTCCGCGACATCGAGCTAAACCCGGCTGTGCCCTACGACTCGCTGACTAGAGGCGCAGCCACGTTGGTGGCTGACAGGGCATTTGTGGACAACAAGGAGAAGTTCTACCTCCTTGCCGAGATGCGGGTCGACCACGTCAACAAGGGCATGTTCATCGACGACGGGCAGTACATCCCTGACCGGTCACGCCCGCTGCGTGACACGCACGGGTACCAGCAGTACGCCATGTACCCGCGTCCTGACCAGCGCTACGAAATGGACATCCGTTGCGTCCGTCGGCCCCAGAAGTTGGAAGACGAGCGCGACGTGCCCCGTCTGCACGCGGAGGCAGTCAGCACGCTGGTCGACCGCGCAATGGCCTACCTCTATGAGAGCATGGGCAACTTCGGTGCCGCAGATACCATGATGAAGCGCTACAACGCAGCACTAGAGCTGTTGAACAAGCGCTACGGTGATTTGCGTCCAGCCGCTGTTCCTGTGCTACGTCGCATGGTTCGTGCTAGGTTCTCGTACCGCTCACGAGACAACTATCGTAAGTGGTATAAGACTAGCAACTAGGGGGTCATGTGGCGTCAACACCTATCATCTGTGGCGCCGTGTACGCGCGACAGGGACCGCGCAGCGACACGGTACATCACGGGACCTGCATCGCCGTCGAGGTTCGCGAAGACGGCACGCGGGTGGGTGAGATTCGGTTCTTCGGGCGCGTGCCCGAGCGGTTCGTCGAAGGTGAACTGGTGACGGACCACCTTGAGCTAGTGGGGCGTCCGGCGTCCCCCCGCGTGGGGCGGCCCCGTAAGGAGAAGTAGTGCCTACCATTCCGGCATCCACTCTCGAAGGCCCTTACTTCCTGCGTGAGCAGGGAGACAGTCTTCTTGCGCCCAACGAGATTGCGCGCCGGATTGTGAACATGTACCTGCTCGAAGAGCAGACGCTGCGCTCCATCTGGGGACCAACGGCCTACGTGCCGGTACCTACTACGGGGCTCCGCCCCGAGTCGAGGCAGAACCCAGTAAGCAGCAGTGGCGTGGCGACCGACCCTGCTACTCCTCGCTACGGTTTCCGGCAGCACGGCATCTTTCACGCGGTGATGAAGTCAGGACGGGAACTTCTACTGCTCCACACAGGCAATGAACTGTGGGAGTGGCAGGGCTGGGAACGCAACTGGCGGCGCTTGATTAGCCCAACGCCGGGGGACGCAGGCATCCAAGCCCGCTTGCTTGACTCAAAGCAGGCTCGCCCGCCGACGCAATTCACGTTCACGGGCAACGGTGTTGTCATCGTGCCGCAGCAGGGGCGCGCGTACTTCTACGACGGGCACTACATCGCCCCACTGGGCTTTTCCGAGATTCCAGCATCCCCTGTTGGGCTTGGGCCTAGCAGTTCGGAAGAGCAGCTTACACCTTCGGGCGACGGTGTGAACGACCGAGGGTATGCACATTCGTCGTCCCACCCGCAGGCAATGGTCGACCATAATGCTTCTCTACCTTGGAGAAAGAGTGCTAGCTACGCAGTAGGGGCTAGTACTCCGATGACGGACGGGTTCGGGGACTGCCGCATCGGGACGATCACAACGCTCCCTATCTCGGACCCAGACAAGCTGACTGTCGGTACGTCAGGGTGGATAGAGCAGGGTCAGTGGCGCTGCGCCGTGCAGTTCATCGACGTGTGGGGCAATCTCTCCCCGCTGTCCCCTGCAAGCAACCCAGTGCGATGCGACCTGCGGCCTGCCATCCTGCTGAAGAGCCCTAAGCAGTTGTTTTCGGAGCTAGCGGCAACCGGTGACGAGGACTTCCGCGAGAACCTACCAGAAGTGTACAGCGTCATAAAGGCACGTCCCAACAAAGTGCGCATCCAGGCTAAGTGGGAAGGCATCCCTACCGGCCCCGAGCGGTGTGTAGGCCGGCGCCTGTACCGGACAAAGGACATTGAGAACACCGGTGACAACACCCTGTACTACCTGACGCAGAACGCACTAGCGACGAGCCAGGGCTACGCCACGCTGCCTGACAACGTGGTCACGGTGTACCCGGACAACATCCCTGATGGATGGCTCACCGAGCCTGCGAAGGAAGTGCTTCCGGTACCGCGCTTCACACTCTGCACGATGGCTCTGGGGCGTCTGTGGATTGCGGGCATCGAAGATGACCCAGCGACCATCAGACCCAGTGAGGCGAACTTCTGGGGCACGTTCCTGTCGGGCAATGACCTGACGCCTGACCCAATGTCCGACATTACGGGCCTGCACGCGGTGACTAACGGCCTGCTAGTGTGCACAGTTGCCTCGACGTTCCTGGTCGAGTCGTCGGACGATGGCAAGGCGTTCAAGTATCGCCCTATCTCATCCGAGATTGGCTGCGCTGCCCCTAGCAGCATGGCTAGCCTGCCTGACGGTAAAGTCATGTGGCTGGGCTTCGACGGCTTCTACAGCTACAACGGCACGACGGTGACCTACGAGTCGCTGCCTATCCGCAAGACGCTGAAGCGACTCACACTGTCGAGACTGGTGCAGGCAGTTGGTGTGTTCGACCAGCGCAGCCGCGAGTACCGTTGTTGGGTCAGCCTCGACGGCGCCGCAAAGAACACGCACTGCTTCATCTACGACGGCGCGGGCTGGCGCGAACGTGATGACATGGTGGCGGACAGTATCTGCACCACGCGTGACCATCGCGCCTACACACTGCTTGGCGGGCACCTGCCCGACGATGCGGACCACAGCGGCGTGTATTTGCTCGACCACACAGCGAGCCCCGACATCCCCACTCTGGTCGAAGACCGAGAAGCCCTCATCGAGACAGCGTGGCTCAATGCCCAGGGCTCGGACGAAGCGCGTACGTCGTATGTGATCTACCTGTGGCTGCGCGAAACGGAAGATGCAAAGGTCACTATCGAGGTCATGCGCAACTGGCGGGGTAAGGTGGTCGAGACTACGTCCGCGTTCCGCTACTCCCGCAAGGACATCCCTGACTTCTGGAAGTCGTCGCGACTGGCCGATGGCACCACGTGGAAGGAGCGACGCCCGTACTGGACACGGGCTGCTGTCCACGTCCCGTCCGCTGAAGCTGTGCGCTTCCGCATCCGAGGAACAGGCAACTGGGAGTTTATCGGCTTCCAGGTGCAGCAGGCGTCGCGTTACTATGGCGGTGCCCAGATGCCGCCGTAGGAGGTGCCATGTCCTGGCGGTTCAAGCTGTACGACATTGAGCCTGACCACGTTGTGTCGATTGAGCCCATCAATGAGAACTTCCAGCCGTTCGTGGAAGAACTTGCTGGCGGGCTCAACGAGCACAACTTCAGTGCTTCGGCGTTCACGTTGGCGAACTTCGCAGACGACGCGGCGCTGCGTTTGCATCGTTCGATTCCTACAATGGCGGAACTGGGACCGGAAGCCGGGTACAGCAACCCGGATTTAGCAGGGTGGGTGTCGATTGAGTCCCAAGATGGTTGGCAAGCATTCAACGACGAAGGCTTGCGCCTAGAGTTCACAGGACGCGGCGGACCTGCGTACCTCTGTGCCAGCTTCAACATTCACTGCGGCACGAACTCGACGGCTTACATAACCCTCCCGAAGTTCCGCCAGATGGGCTTCGGGTACCTCGTGGCTCTGCGCGTCAACGGCTCGGTGCTGCACGAGACTATCCTGGGCAGTGGCGACTTGAGCCAGGACGACTTTCGTTCAGACCAGTTCGGGGACGCGGCCAACTCTGCGTCCCAGAATGATCGAAATCCAATCGCAGAGCTACCTCAAGGCGGCGGGGGCCTAGCAGGAGCCCGCCTGCCTATCGTTGTGGATGCCGTCATCGACATGCTCCCAGGTGTCAACCTTGTCGAGGTTGTCGTGATGAACATTCGAGGGTCGATGCAACGGGCTCCAGCACAAGGGGCAGAAACATACGATGGACGCCTGACGTTCATTGGGCACCGCGAACTGTTTGCCCTTGAAATGGTGCGCTGATGCCTCGCTATCCCTACCTCAACGACGACACACTGTTTGACGCGGCATCACTCAACGACCGCTTCGATGTGCTGACAGACGCACTCAACACGCTTCAGGTCGATGCGCTTGCCGAGCAAGCGCTCAACACTGTGCACGTCCCATCGGTTGTTGAGAACATTGTTACTGCCAAGACGCCAGAGGCAAGGGTTGGTACGCCGTCGCATCCAGGGTCACCGCTACCCATCGGTAGCGCTATTGTTAGGCTGGATAACCCGGTTATACCCCTGATTGAAGGGTACACCGTCACGCTAGCGGAAGCCGTTACGCTCACACGGACGACCGACGCGACGCAGCCGACGGCACTGCTGGTCATGGCGAACGTCGAGGTCAAAGAGTTCACGGGCATCGAAGTCATCTTCGGTAGCAACGAGAACAAGAACATCTCTGGCATCACGTTGAACGAGTACACCTGGGATGCCACCATCGTGCTTGTGTTCGAGAGCAGCACTGGTGTGCAACGAACTTTGCGCCGGACGGAGCGCCAAGTCTCCCCCCGCGTCACCATTGGCACTGCGGGGAACAAGGACACGCCCACAACCGCTGAAGTGGATGCGCTCGGAGTGCTGCGGGGACGGATGCCTATGAGCCCGCTGCGGGACCTGCCAGGTAATGCGCAGATTGACGTGGCACCGGATGGGAAGAGCGGGCCAGGCCCTGTCTACCAGCAGTTCGACTACAAGACGTACCAGGACGTGGCTATCCGCACTGTTGTGACAGCTGCGGACTTGACGACGCTCGGCTTGTCTGACATCGAGAAGGTGCACCTAGGCTTCCTCTCGGCGAACAGTAGAGGGTACCTGGTACAGCGCGCCAACATTACGGCGGTTCCGATGCTTGTTGAGGTGGTGTGATGGGGACGATTGCGATCACGCCGCTGGTCGACGGGGCCTTCGTCTTGACAACCACGCTCAACAACAGCTTTCGCCAGCTGGGTGAGATCAACGGAAACCTGGACGCCACCAACGTGGCGACTATCGACCGGCTGCTGGACTACACCTACATCCAGCTAGGCGCCGTCAGCGGCGGGCTCATGGTCGGAGGCACTGCCAACCTCGACTACTTTAACAACGTCCGGTACGTCTTTGACAGGGGAAGAGATGTTAACAATCTGACGATGAAGAACTTCGACAACGGACACCTGAGCTACCTGTCCGCGAGCCGCACACTCAAGACGGCTGTCGACAGTGCGGGGCAGAAGATTGGTCAGCAGCATCGTACGTCCGAGTTTCTAGGGGTCACTGACGCAGCGGAGGCTCCTGCTGACCGACCGAAGGCTATCCCAGGCGCCTCCACGACGTTCTACTTGCCGTACCGAGCCCATGTCCTCATCACATGGCAGGTGACGTGGACTTCCGACGCAGCACGCTTTGGCAACACGCCGACGAAGGAAACGGGGCAAGATCGCGTCCCTGACCCAGATGCGTTCCCTCAGCCCAACGTCGCTGTTCGCTTCTTCTTTGATGGTACCGAGTATGCGAAGTACAGCACGACGCGAGAATCGCGCGAGACAATGTTTGCGCAACAGATCGA